TCTTCTGCGTCGTGACGACCGCCTTCCCAGTAACGCGCCCGACCGTCACGACCGGCGCTGCTCGCGTCGCGCGCACGGCCGAGTCCGCGACCGCCTTGCTCAGCTCCGCTGCCGCGACTTTGCTCTTGCTCGCGCCGACAGCCGTCATCTCGATCGCCTTCACGGTAGTTTTAGTGGCGCGCGTCGTGCTCGTGAAGAGGCCCTTGAAGAGGCCGAAGACCGTTCCGATCCCGGGGATGCAGCTCAGGACCGTCCCCGTAGCAGCGAGGCCAACATTGACAGCCTGCCAGCCTGCGTCTGGCGTCTTGAGCTCGCCGCCGCATAAGATCCCGCTCTCCTCCGCACCGGTGAGACCGGCGTCCGCGATCGCCGCAGCGCACCCGACGAACGGGACCATCGCCGTGACGCCGAGGGCCGCGTGTGTTCCGAGAGACGCGTACGCATCCGCCTTCGCGTCGCCAGTACAACCGCCGTACGGCTTCTCGGGAGCCTTCGACGACGCGCCATTCCCCATCGTCTCGCACTCAATCGCTCAGAAAAGAAATCACATCCTGCGCCGCAGTGCGTACAGCGCGACGAGCGCGCCGGTGACGAGGACGACGTTGCCATTGTGACTCACCCACTGGTAAGCGCCGACGCCGACGCCGGCACCGAGACCGACGCCGAGCGACCCGAGAATGCCCGCTCGCTTGACCTTGGAGATCTTTTTCCCGCCCGCGTGCGTGACTTCGCCGATCGCGTGACCCGCGGATCTCGCAACTTTCGCGAAGCTGACCATTGCGCTTTAAAGTTAATCTTTTAGAATAATATACACACCTACAGGTCGGAATGCTTATCGGTTCCGACCGACATGTTCATGCGCCCCAGCGCTTCCTTCACACGCGGGTCGCCGGTGTTCGCAGCGTGCACAGTCATCACGAGCGCGCCGACGCCGAGGACCAGACGCGCCTCCGGGGATACGTGGACCCCTGTCGCATACTTGATCATGAGTTCGTCGATGATGTCCTTGAACTGGTCCGCGTTGTCGGTCGCTACCTTCCCGAGCCCCGTGAGGTCGAGCTGCAGCGGGTTGAAGACGTGCGTCGACATCTCGAGCCCCGACATCGCTGCGCCGAAGAGCGACGTCCCGACGTTGCTGTCCGACGTCGACTTCGAGCCGAGCTGGACCTCGATGTAGTGCAGCTCGTCGAGCAGGTCGGCGTCGGCGGACTTCGCAGTGACGGCGCCGTTGCGCTTCTTGAGCCACGCGAACTTCTCACGGTACGCGAGGATGCGGTCGACGTGCGCGCTCTTCTGCTCGATCGGCATCTCGAGAGGGACTTGTTTCTTAACGGGCGGCGGTGCGGGCGGCGGCGGGAACTTCGCCTTCGCAGCAGGAGCCTTCGCGGCACTCGCGGCCGCGGCCTTCACGTTGCTAGTGCGCGCGACGCCTTCACGCGAGATCTTGCCCAGGTCGAGCGGGTCGGTCTTTTCGTCAGTGTACCCCCCGTAGTCGGCCATGTTCTGATAGCTTACTGCTGGTTCTGTCGGAAATTAAAACGCTCATGCGACTTCGCACATCAGATCCATGTACCGCCAGAACCGCTCGTGCAAATCAGCGCGCGCGCGCACACCCTCGAAGACCGCTACGAACGGCGCGAAGAGCGCGTGCTTCGTCGCCTCCGATGCGAACTGTGTCCCCAGATGCGCCCAGTCGCGCTCGCACACTGCACCTGACTGAGTCTTGACGCCAGTCGCGAGGAGTGTCGCGCTCAGTGGCGTGATGCTAGAGCTCATCTCGACGAGCCCCGCTGCACCACCGACGCGCTCCTGCTCCATCCACTGCGCCATGTTGCGTATCTTCTGGACGAGAAACTCGCCTACTGTAGCTTCCATGCGATCAAGTGAAGACGTACGCGGCAATTGCTGCCGATACTGGGACCACTAGAAAATGTGCGTACGTCGCGCTCGGGTGCGGCGAGAGCGGCTTGAAGGGGCGCATCTCGCCGTCATCTGTGAACGCTTGCTTTGGCAGCCCGAGAGCGTACATCGCAGCGCCGACGAACCCGCCAACGACGAACGCGCGCGACTCTGGCTGAGCGAGACCCATCTTGACGAGCATGCCGCGCGCTCCGACGACTTCCTCGAACGCGGACATCTTGCACTCGTAGTGACACACTTAGAAAAACTGAAGCGTTTAGGACCCACGGTTGTAGCCGCCTGGCGTAGAACGCGGGGCAAACACCCCCGCTTGTGTAGTACCATTTTTGTACATCCCCTTCGCCATGTCCGCCGTGCCGCGTCCCTCTTGCACCGCGCTGAAGTTGTCGAAGGTCCAGCCGCCTGCGCCTGGCTTCGCGCCGTCCTGCGCGCTCGAGAACGGAGCCCTGAGCTTCGCGTCCTTCTTCTTCGAGTCGCCGTTGAACAAGTGGTTCCATGGTGAGAACAAACCGGGAGCGTAGTCGTCGTCGATTTTGGTATGCCTGCCGAGGCGCGGACCGTCGACTTTCTTTTGGTCGACGAGGTACTTGAACATGAGATCGTCCTTCGTGTTAATGCCCCACATATCGATCATCTGATTGCGAAGCGCAAACTCGTAATCCTGGTGGACCTGCTCGATGCGGCGCGAGACAAACTCCGGGTACACAGACATCAGCCACTGCAGCTCACCCGGCTTGCGCGGGTTGATTAGCGAGTTGACGTACACGTCAAAATCGGCGACCTCGGCCTGGTCCTTCATCTTCTGCAGGTAGCTGACCTCTTGGTCTGTGATTGGGTCAGTACGGATGACCGCCGTTCCATCCGCATTGTTAGCAGCCGTTCGAATCGACTGCCGGTTCTGCATGTACTGCTCCTCCGGCCCCGGGACGTGGTACTTGACCGGTGCAGGAGCCTGCGACTCGTTGTACTGCCCGACCGGCCGGTTGGCCGTTCCACCAATCGCGGCTTCTTTAGGCGCGAATTGAGTAGGAGCCGTGTATCGCTGCGCGGCCTCCATCTCGGCGCCTGCGATCTCGCGGCCCTTGTCGAGGTTTGTTCCCTGTCCCGGGCTAAAAGACGGCATTCGCGAAGATGACGACTGACCACCGATGCTCGGCATTGCTTAGAGCCTCTCGTATGCATCCTTTTAGAATATTTATTGCTGAAAAAAACTAATCTCGTCGAGCTTCCACTGCTTGTACGCCGACGGACCGGCAGAGTGCGCCCGTGACGCGGTGGAGTACATGCAGAGCAGCATCGTCACGCCAACGACTCCGAGAGTCACGCTCATCATTTCAACCATCTCTCTGTTGAGATGGCGTTAGAATAAGACGGTCCTCAGAACCACGACGGGCGCTGGTAGTAGCCAGCCGCGGGGCCAGACGACGCCAGTGCGCTTTGGAGTGACGCAAGGTGTCCCATGTTGCCGGGTGCGAGCGGCGGCGCTGTCTGCGGTCGCGGAGTCGTCGCGTTCGTAGGCGCTGCTCGCGACGCACGCACGCGCTGCATCCGCTCCTTCGCAGCGTCACTCCCCTTTGGCGGGCCGTTGTACTGCCTCTTCGCTTTCGGAGGCTTCTCCATCTTCGTCTTCGTTGTCAGTTGAATCAGAAGAAAGCTGAGAGGCGTACTCAGAGTCGGACGTTTCGCTGCACGTCGCGTCGTCGCCCGACTCGCTGCAGGAGTAGTCGTCGTCCACGCACGCTGCGTGCATCTCGTCCGCCGGGATGTCTTCGACGAGCGCCGCAGCGTACCACACATCCGTCTGCACGTACTCCTCCCAGTATGTGACTGGCTTCTTGATCGTGCGTCGTGGGCGATCCATGCTCCCATCATGTGTGTCAGATTTTTAGTGGAAAAGAACTTCAATTGTTTATTATAATTTTTAAAGACATACACACACCTAGCTCAAATTCTCGACAAACACGAGCACGAGCGAGGCACACACGGCACCGTAGAACTGCGGCAGGTGGCAGCTCAGTGTCTTCGGGCACGGGCAGCTGTACGCAACGTAGCTCGCGTAGAGGAGCAGGACCGTCACGACGCCTTGGCTACGCATCTGTTTGCAATGTCTTAGAAAGAAGCGCCTCGATCGCACGCGCTGAACGCAGATCGAGTGGCCTGTCGGACGGAAGGCTGCGGAGGAGGTAGTAGTGCACCGGGTTCAAGCGATGGTGCTCCCACAGCACCGCGTGGTCCTCGTTGCAGAAGAAGTAATCTACAGGCCCGTGTCGCATGAGAAACGTCTCGCGGATGGGCACGTCAGCACAGCACAAGCGGCACCATTCGTAGGTTGCCATTCTAGGTGAATCTAGTTTAAGTTGTGTTTGCTGCTAGTCTTGCCTGAGTCTCACATTCAATAGATCATTTTCGTAGCGTATCCGGCAACGGCCGCGGCGACCATCTCCTGCGCAAGGCGGTTATCTACGGCGAACCCGTCCTTCCCACGGCAGTAATAGTCAAAGGCAGCGCCGGCAACCATGCACCCTGTGAAGTACTGCGGCATGGGGAACAGGGAGTTGTAGCCAAAATAGGCAGTCGCGCTTCCGGCAAGGAGAGCGCCGTAGGTCATCCCCTTCGTGTAGTCCATAGTGGCCATCGGAGTCGTGCAAAGCGTCGTCATAATCGTCATAGGGTACGCGTCTCTATCTCTTTCCCGATTAGAAAAAATAAAAATCTATCGCGTACTGTACATGGCGTGCAGCATGTTGACTGGCGTCGTCAACGCGATGTCTAGCGATATGTCCAACAAGCTCTCGTCGCACTTCAAGTCGCTCGAGGCACACTTCACACCAGCAGAAGCTCGCGTGCAGCAGAACAGGGAGGTGCAGGGAGCAGCGCACGGCGCGTCTCGAGCGAACGAGTCGCAGCGCGAGGCGACGTACTACGCAACGCTCGCAGCGAACAGAACCGCGCACAACGAGCGCATCAAACACACTGGGACGCTGATCACTCTCGAGGAGCTCCGAGCGCGCACGAAAAAGAAAACCAGAGTACTTTGAAGACACACACGAAACACACACGAAACACGTTTAAATTCCAACGGCGCTCAGTATGGAGACTGCGCTAGATGAGCGAGACGCTATGTACGACGAGCGCTTTGTGCGTGATGCTTTTGCTGACATGGACACTGCTCTTCAGCTCGAGCGAGGTGATGCACCTGCTCCGCCGCGCGTCAATTCCGTCTGTCCAAACTGCGACAACGGCATCCTCATCTACTCCGGGTCCGGAGGTCATCCGGGATCCGCTGTCTGCGGCTCTTGCGGCTGCGTTCTGGACGGCCTGGTTCTTTATGGGCAGATGTACGGCATACGCCTCACGACAAGTCACAGCAACTATAAGCGCATTCACCACTTTCACGAGCGAATCAGCCAGCTGCTGCTGCTCGAGACTCAAATCCCTTCGCGCGACATGCTCGCTATTGCAGAGTGCTTCAAAGAAAGCGGGTACACGACCCTCAACAAAGCTACAGTGCGAGCGGTACTCCGATCTCTGAAGAAGCAGACGTGGATCGAGCGATGGCTGCAGATCATACACCGCCTGTCGGGGTTCACGCCGCCGCCGCCGGGGCCGCAGCTCGTGCAAGCGCTCGACTCGCTCTTCGTCGAGATCCAGGACCCCTTCGAGAAGCACAAGCCGGCGGGGCGGACGAACATGTTGAACTACAACTACGTCTTCCACCGCCTGCTGCAGAAGCTCGGCTGCGTCGCCTACTGCAAGTTCTTCCCGATCATCAAGTCGAAATCGAAGCTCGAGGCGCTCGACGCCATTTGGGCTGAGATGTGTTCTACGCTGAATTGGAGGGTCGAATCGCTGAAGCCCGTGCCTGAATTTTCAGTGCAAGTTTCGGCAGCTCAGCTTGAATCAAGGCTGACATGCTTAAGACTCGCAGGCGAAGAGAGTCCTGTGAGTAAAGCAGTCCCAGTGAGTAGGGGACCCCGTGCGTGGGATCTGTATCAGCGCCAATTAGTCTCGAAGAAGCGAAGACAGCAAGTCCGTTCAATGCCGAATGAATTGCGAGCTCGAGCGCTTGGGAAGATGCGGAGGCTCCCTCGCCCGCGAAAGGCGGCATGATCGATTCGATGACCGCTCCAGTCAAGACTCCGACAGCGACGTGGCTGATGCCGTTGCGGATCGCGATGCTCATCGGACTCTCTCTTTCTCCCACTCAGAAAGTTTCAGATGTATTGCGACCAGGGCTGTGGCATGATGTGCTTCACAGTCAGCATGTCCGACGCGGACTGTGCACCGCCGGGGGGGGGGACGCCGCTGTCCTCGATGCCGTTCATCGCGCTCTGCCAGTACTCGACCGAGCCCATCTTGAACTCGCCGGGGTCGATCGCCTTCCACCACCCGAGCATCTCCATCGGGTCGACGTGCGTGTCCGGGCACGTGTTGATTACGAGCGTCTCGTTGTCCTCTGTGTATGCGTCTAGTATCTGCGCGAAGGCGTCCTTCGTCAAGAAATCCGCGAAGTCTTCCCAGAGCGACTCTCGCTGCCGCATCTGAAGCGTCTTCATGATGAAGATGTAGTCGGTGTTGCCGCGAAGGACTGGCGAGATGCCCTTCGCATACTGTGTCGTGATGAGTGTGAATATCTTGTAGTGTCGCCCCGCGACGAAAAGCTCCATCAGGTTGCTGTCGTGCTTGAGCCGCGAGTCTGAGATCACGTCGTCGAGGAGCACGAAAAAGCGAGCTTTCTCCTCCGCCTCGTCTTCCGAGAGCGAGGGGTCGTTGAGGATCTTCTTCTGGCGCTCGAAGACGGCGTCTAGAATGCAAGGGTCGTACTTCGGGAAGATGTACGCCTGCGGGATGTACTGCGACCAGAAGTGGTTCAGCTCGTCGGTCTGGCTGATGACGATCCCCGCCGGGAACGTGTCGCGCATGAGGTACATCAGGTTTCGGAACACCCAGCTCTTTCCGGTGCGCCGCTTCCCGCACGCGACGACGGTCCCGTCGAGCTTGATGTCCTCTGGGTTGAACTCGTTGAGGTCGGGGATCTCGACCTCGGCGTACTTGTCCGCTGCGAGGATCGGCATCGTCGCATTGCGGCCGTACGTCTTGTTCTCGCTGCTTTTTTTCACACTGCGCATCCCGCTGCCATCGCCCGCGGGTTTCTCAGTAGTCGGCGCTTCAGTCTTTACCGCGTCGGGCGCTTCAGTCGGTGGCATGCAGTGCGTGTGTTCTTTCGATCAGAAAAGGATCTAGGCTATTAATAAATTTCTCACATATTTACCACGGTATGTATCTGCGGAAATGCACCACGACGCTCATCCTACTCACTTACGCAAATCCACTCACCGATACACACTACTCCGTCACGAGCATGCCTCCGATGGACCGACTCGCCGCGTGGTATAAAATCATAACAGAATCCTACCGCGGCGAACCGAACGACTCTACGCGACGCCTGCGCCGCTTCACAAAGCCGCTGCGCGTCGTGCACCTCGACCCGTTCCTCAAGATAGACGCGCAGCTGTACCAACGGTCGCTTCTGAGCCGCTCCACGCTGTCGGTGCAGGCGCTGATCGCACCACACACGCTCTATCTACGCCACGCGTGGATGCAAAACTTGCTCGTGCTGCAGTGGCTCCTCGGGCACGCGCTCCTCGCGACGCTCGCGCTCTACCAGTCGCTCCGCACGATCAGAACTGCGGCAGCGCGACTTCTGCCATCGAGGCGTCTCCTGTGCTCACGCATGGCGCTGGCGTTGTGTAGTCCTGCGCGAACGAGTAGCACGGGCCAGCGTCCTGAAACGCGCTGACTTCAGTGTCCTGCTCGAGCTTCGAGCGCTGGCAGATGATGGAGACTGCGTCGAACGACCAGTGGATCCCGAACTTGTCGCCGCCGACGCCAGTGTAGACCATGTTCGCGTACATCGTCGCGGCTACGACGTCGCCAGGAGACACTGCTCCCCCGGAGAGGACCTGGCCGGCGCGGTCGCATATGTTCACTGGCTTGACCATTTTCCCGCCCATTCCATCCCAGACGTACTTGGCAGCGCTGAGTTGAAGCGTGCGTCCGTTGTTGTGCCCAGTGACCTTGTCGATCTTCTGGCGGACGGTCCGAATCTGCAGCATCTTGACCTCGTCGCGGCTGAGGTTCTTGCGCCCGAGGAGCTTGAGCTGGTTCGCGAAGACGAAATCGAGGAGCTTGTCGTCGATGGCCGTCAGCAGAGTCGACAGGTCGGAGAAGAGGACGTTCTCGACGCTGTTGATGCTCGCGTCGTTGAGGTCGAGCGTGAACTTGGTCTTCGTGATGTCCGTCGGGCCCCACATCGTGCCGAAGTTTCCGTCGCCAGTGCACCGCGGCCAGTTCGTGACGCACGCCGGCGTCACGAGCGCGACGTCACGCGCCGACTCGCCGTACACGATCGCGACGACGGGCTTTCCGTTGCGGTCTTGTCCCATCGCGAAGCAGACCTGCTGCGCGTCCATGTTCACGAAGGGCGTGTACGAGCGACCCATCGTTGTGTATTTTTAGTAGTAGCGAATTGGCAGGATCGGAGCCTTGGACTCTCTTAAGCTCAGTGTCAGAAAATCTATCTGCGCACTCGTTGGGCCATACGACGTCTTCACAGCGTGCGTCTTGATAGCGTGTCTCTCGGCGCTCGCGACTGGAATTGTTGTGAACGTGTTCGGCGTCGTCTGCTCCCCGGGCGTGTAATTCGCGGTGACAGCGTGCGACAGCGTCCGGTGTGTTTTCTTGTATCTGCCGAGCTTGGTGGTCTCGATGGAGCGCCCGTCGCGTGCCGGGTTGCCGGCGACGCGCCCGAAGAACGGCGACGCGGAGTGAAGCTGTGAGCGGTGCACGTCTGGGACGAGAACGATGTCGCTCTTTTTAAACTGGTATCCCATGTATCGCTCTTTAAATGATAAACTTAGAATATTGCTCGTTCGGGTCTCCGAGAATCGCCATACACGCATGCTCGCGATCACAGCCCATGTACTTGCCACGCACAATGCACCAATTGTGCAGCGCCTCGTGGATCAGGATCTGGACGATCTCAGAGTCGTGCATCGAGCGCTCGAGCATGACGATGCGCTCGCTGTCGTTGTACGCGAGCGTGCTCTCGTCGAAGTCGCGTCCGTGTTCGAGCGTCGCAATGCGGAGGCGTCGCAACGTCCCCTCCGTGTCGAACTTCGCCTTGGCGCCGCGCGCGTAGTTCTTCGACACGAAGTGCTCAAACACGTAGCGGGCAGCAACTTCCTGCATCCGGAAAATCTTCGCGGCTTGCAGACACGCGAGCTTTAGCCGTCGCTTCGTCAACATTTGGGAACTGGGCGACTGCGGGTACGATGGGAAGACGCTGCCTCTTGGCACGTCCATCGTCTGGCGCGTCTTCATCGTCATCGTCACTGTCGAGTGTGTCAGAAGATGACAGGTTCGGTCCGCGGTAAGCGTACGACCAGTGCTGCATGTCGACTGTGCGCTGCACGGCGAACGCGAGGCGCTTCTCGATTTCGCGCTTCGTTTGGGACTTGAGAGGCGGCGGCTTGTCTGCCTGTGTGCATATCGCCGTGTAAAAATGCGAGTAGAACGACAACAGGTAGTCGAACGTATCTGGATCGGGGTACACGCGGTAGATGACCATGCCGTCTTCACACCAGCAGATGTAGTCGCACCACTTGCGGCCAGTGATCTGCAGGAGTGCGTTGATCTGCATCCAGTAGTGCCCCGGAACGCTCGAGTGCAGGCGCTGTCCGTTCTTGCGCCGGTAGAAGGGGCATTTGACCTCGACCATGCCCTCGCTGCCTACGAACCCGTCGGGAGAGCCGGCGAGCCACGGGTAATCTGGGTGGATCCAGAGCCCAGTCGCGTCGACGACGTTGCCGCTCAGAATCTGGTAGTCGAGGATCGCGTTCGCCTCGTTCTTCGTGCCGTGGTCCGTCGCGACGTTGCCGACGAACGTGTCTGTGCCGAGCGCTCGGCGGAGTGCCTGGACGCGGCTCGTGTACCCGACCTGCCCAAGAGCTGCTCCGAGGTTCGACGCAGTGAGCTTCCCCCTGCGTGCAGTGTGCCACTCGGCCGAGCGCTGCTGAGCGCCTTCCATCTCAGTGTCATCAAGAGAGTTAGAATATGTTCTAAGCACTTGACAACAACAGATGGTCTGGAATCGGAAATCGTCTGCCGACGCCAAGAGCGACGGACGCGCGTCTTACCCGTCGTATGACATGCAGTATCTCGCGAATGCTTTGAAAGGCGGTGGTGCATCGAGAACTAAGTACGAGACGCCGAATCGCTTGAACGCCGCTGGCGAGACGGTGTACGCACAGCAAGCCGCTGCGGATTTCAGAAGCGAGGCAGACAACGAGCTGCGAGGTGAGTTTTCGCACTGGCTCCAGGGGCAGCACACGGTCAACGAGAAACCGAGGGTCTACGACAACACGCGCCCGGGCGTCGTTCAGCGAAAACATTACCTAGACGGCCAGGTCGGGAACCGCGACAACTGGGACGCGACGTGGTGGGGGAAAGCGCAGCTCACACACCTCCCTGGAGTGCGCGACTACCTCGTCGGTGCCAAGGTCGCTTCAGAGCGCGAGACGCTCGACTTGAACAGACTCGCCGAGTTCGGGCCGCAGAACCTAGACGAAGCATGGACCTATTTCAAGACGTGGGTTAAAGGCATGCCGTCGGGAGAATCGGTCTCTATGAACGAGTACAACGGCGATCGCGTTCCGGGTCGCTCCAATGCAGGTCCAACAATGCCAGACGAGATGCGTTTTCGGGACTCGGAAGGAGGTTGGAATGGAGGCGGAGGCCGAGGACCGAGAGACTTCGGCGCCGGGCCCAGCGGCTCGAAACGACGGGCTCCGGACACGGGGTTGGAACCCGACATGGATCCGGACCAGTATGTGTCCGATCCGGAAATCGATCGTACTCGGAAGGACCTGAACAAAGCAAATGCCGTCCGCGCCGCTCAGGTTGCCGAGCAAGCGCGTGCTGCGCAAGAGACTGCGGCTCGAGCTCAAGCAGAGCGGCAAGCGGCCGATTCTCGAGCTCGAGCTGACGTCGAACGCGAGATTCCGACTTACAATTTTGGCGCTGAACCGGACGTCGCACGCGAGCAACCGGCAGACCCTGAAATGGAAGTCGAACCCGGGTTAGGGTTAACACCACCGGGCGGTACCCGGGGCCTCAAAACCCCCCGGGATCCAGAACAAGCCGGAACGCGAGGAGCTCAAGTTCCGCGGGACGCAGCGTTCGAGCTCCGCGAGTACGAAAAGCGGACTCCTGGGTTTTCACAAGGAAAAGACCCGACTGCCGCCGATGTCGAGGAGCGTAACGCCAGAGACGCCGCGAAAAACAGTAAGAAAGTGGAACACGATCGTCGAACCGCCCGTGGTAGCGCACAACGAGCACGGGCCGCGGCGAGTCTCAGCCAGGCCAGTGCTGCTCACGCGGCCGACATCGCGGCGGAGCTTGCTGCGACGGAGGAGACGGAGCGAGCGGCTCAAGAATCGGTGGATGCGGCGAGACAGCGATACGAAGCAGAGACACCCGCAGTGGACGACTCGTCGAGCGACGGCGAAGACTTGGGGTTGAACGACGAATCGCGGCGCGCCAACAACGGTGTGGCAGCGAAAGCGGCCGCTTATCAAGCCGCGATTAACGAAAAGGAGATTCGAGACAACGCCGAGAGGGCCAATGCCGCAGCAATGAAGAGAACGGAAAAGAAACTAGAAGACATCGCAGCAGATGATTCTCTCAACGATTCTACCAAGAGAGACTACTCCGACTTCGTTCTGTCCAACGAAGAAGCTGCCGCGATCGCAAGAGAATACGAAGCAAGCGAGTTGATCAACCACATGAAAAGGTGGGTTCGCGTCCAGCAGAGTCACGGCAACAAGATTCAGCGGGTTCTCTACAAAGAGGGACGAGACCGAAAAAAGGCCGAAAAGAGGAAGGAGGCGGAGAAGGCGGCTAAGAGGGCAGGCAAGGAGAAGGCGCCACGTCCAGACCCTGCGCCGGACCCGGGGCCGAGTCAGAACTAATTCTGACAGCGCAGACATGAGGCGTTATGTGGGGACAGGCGACGCAGCTACCGTGGGGCAAGCCGTACCTGCAGGACCTGAAGAACACTCTGCTGCACAACGACCCTGGCTACGTCGAAGCGAAGAGGTGGTGGACGGAGAGCCGCGCTCAAGACGAGGCGCGCACTCACGAGCTCGCAGGCATGCGCGCGGAGATCGAGCGACTTCACACGGAAAATTCCAACTACGAGTCAGAGAAGAATGAACGTTCCGCAGATCGCCTCGACTTCGCTTCTTCTCTTCGGAGCGTACCACGCACTGAAGCTCCTACTCGCGCGGGAGCCGAAGTCCGCTTCGAAGCAGACACTGAGCCACCTCACTTCGGATAGTCGACTGCCGATTCAAGTCGACTCGGTAGTGCACTCGGTGGGGAGGAGCGATCTAGCAGAGCACGCTACGGTAGCGTCGGCGCGCAAGCAGGTAGACCAGACGAACGACACTGCAGTCGTCCTGCATCCGGCGCTCGCAGCGATCTACGGGTCGCCTCAAACTTTCTGAGTTCAAGAATATTAGCGAGTCAGCATGCCGTCGAACCACATGGCCCTGAACCAAGGCGTCGAGGACCAGCTCCTCTTCGACAACTCGAAGTCGTACTTCGTCGACCCTGGCT